TGTTCTTCGTGGCAGGCACCGTAAACGATTGTGAGAAATCGGTAAAGACTTTTGATATATCATTAATGTTTTGGATTGAACTATTGACTGAAATGTTTTCATCCTCAAATAATTCAAGTCTTTTTGCCAAGCCATCTTCGCCATAAATATAAATACTTACATTAATCATATTACATTGTTTAACAAGTTATAGGCATACTCAAAATCCATAGTATAATTGATATTCTTGTCTTGAATAGTTGTCTTTAAATTGGTTTGATTTGTCTTTAGAATTACAGGCTTGTTGTCTAATAGTACAACTTCACTTAACATCAAATCTTGAATTAAATCGGAATAATTCTCTGGAACAAAACCTGTGTTTAGAGTAACCGTTTGCCTTGCATTAAAATTAAATGCTTTTGATTGTCCTTTGTAAGCATTGTAGTTGAAATTACTTGGAAGCAAGTTGTACATCGTACTTGACACCGTTAATTGATTTGTCTGTGCTTTAAAGAATGTAAGAAACTGCCATCCACCAAAACGATTAATAAATGAGCATTGAACTGGTGTATATTTATTCTCACAAATAGGAGTTACTGTAAATATCGATGAATAGGTAAGTGTTGCACCTACAAAATATTTTAAAGTTGTAATATTTCCATTATTGTAATTAGCACTTGATGTACTTAATGGTACTTTATACATGTATTTACCTGCTGCAACTCCTGTCCCAAAAATTGAATTTGTAATTACATTGTTATTACTTAAATCTTTGTATTCAACATCTAATTTATCGCCTAAAGCATTATTGATTAAAACATTTACATAAGGTATTGTACCTAAATTATATTGAATCTCTTTAGTATTATCAGCCAATAAACAATAATTGTTTAATGGATTCGTTTGATTATATCCGCCATTGTAATTAGTGTACCCATCAACTCCAGCATAAGTTGTCGTATCAACTAAAGTGTAGGCACCTGCTGATGTTTCTTTGTATCGTTTTATGGAAACATTACACCATTGATTATTTGTCCCATCACTTGAAACAATATTATCTATGTATTCTCTTATGTATGGTGATATATTATAAATTGTTGACCTTTGGGAATTAGATGCTACCTTCTTTGAAAGTGTAATTGGAGTTGCAGGTATTGAATTAGGAGTATTCCAAAGAAATATCTCAATTTTACTTCCTACTTGTGATGCTTCATTAATCTCAATAAGGTAAGGAGATCGTGCGTATATTATCATTTTATTTTCTTTAATTCGTAGTCTACAATATAATCAACATCCATTGCAAAAGCCTGTGCTATCTCGCCATCAATATATTTTTTCTTACCAGCTTCAAATGGTTTGGTAAAAAATAAACTTGGTCTTAATCCTGTTTGATAAATACTTCTTGTAATAATAAATGCAGTTGATTGATAAGAAATAAATCTACCACTTTTTTTATCTCGAAATTGTATTCCTTTTTGTTTTACCCATTTTTCAATTCCTTTTGTTAATCCACCTTTAGGACCAGACTTTGAACCAAATTTAAATTTACTATTAGGTGCTTTGGCTGAACTACTTTTACCCTTAACACCTTGGTCTTGATACATACCATAATCAGCCATGCTAAAGCCAACTATTGTATAATTCTTTTCGCTTACTATCTCACCTTTAATACTATTGTATAACTCCTTTGTGTTATTCTTTCTGCTCTTGGATAGGTTAGACCTTGACTGCTGAATTACATAGTCCCTGTATCGTTTTATTAAAGCCTCTGTGTTCTTTAATTCCATCAGCAAACAGACATATCATTAGGTACAATAATATCAAAAGTTAATGTCCATCCTGCTACCTTATTTTCAAATCTATCTGTAAATGGTTCGCACAAAGGATCACCTTCAAGCTGAACTAAATTGGTAAATAACTCACCACGTTTTAAACTGCTAATTAATCTTTGCGCTATTGTTAATTGTTCATTTAGTACATCTAATAAATTATCGTTGCCCTCGAATATATCTGTGGCATTTTCTTTACTAATATCAACAAGATCCATGAACAAAATTGAAATGTTGTAATTGCTAACAAATTCTTTTGGACTTGCATTGTTTACTATAATATGTGATAATGGATAAATAGTCTGCTTTGCCAAGTCAACTTCAAAGATGTCCCCAGTACTAACCGTATGCACAAAGCCTGTGTCTTTAATGTAGTCCCTTAACTTATCAATCACATAATAAAATCCGTTCATTATCTATTTTGTTTAATCATTTTAATTTCTAATTCATTCTTTTGTTTCTCAAAAGTCAAAAAAGTTAGACATTGATTAATGGGTAATTGGGTAATTTCATCAAATCTTCTAACATCGCCTTGTGATAAGGCATAGATTGAAGAATACCAACCCCATCTTTTGCCAAATTGTGCTGTTTCGCTAAACTCATCTCCTTGCTCTGTTCCAAAAAGTCCATCGTACTTTTCAATAATTCTCGACCTAAAGTCCAAAAAAAAACCTTACTACTTAATACCACATCCATTGGAGCATCAAGCATTTGTTCTGAATACTTATCACTTCCTTCATAAGGTTCAATTAAATATTTATTTCCTAATTTTTGTTTAATTGGTCTATAAAGAATTGCCATACTTTTATGACTATCTTCCCAATCTGTTATGTATCCATCCAAGTCCATGTACTCGCCTGAAGACATATCATTTAGATTAGGAATAAATCCAAACTCTGTTCCATTTAAAGTGAACTTTGTAACTAACTCTGGAATCTTTTTAAACAAATCAGCAATCTTATTAACTGCATAATTTAAATCTTGTTGCTTCATTTTGGCAACTACAAATAAATCTACATTGCAAAATATCTGAACCATCTTTTGGTTTAGAAATGTGCCTTCTTCATTTTCGTTTGCTATCTTAACAAACTTCTGATATTGGCTTAATTTAATCTCACTTAAACTTGTCGGAATTGAAATTTTAACCTTCATAATGTATAAACGTAATTTGTTTGTTTTTGTCTTAATAAATATGGTAGTTACCTTGATTTGGATTGTCTAAATGGTAGATAATATTGTACCTAATCGCATCAATAATATGATTCCAAGCATCTAAATAAAGTTTTGAAGCCTTATTTAAATAAACATAGTTGTTAAATTCTTTAGCAATGTTTTGTGATTGTGGATCTACTATAATTTGGTAGTCTTGCATTCTTACAATACCTGATTCAATTGTACCTTTCTTGACCGGTTGAATGTTTATACCTTGATATTTTAAGTCATCTATTAATCTTGGCTCTGCTGAATCTGCAATAATTAAACCATTATTGCATTTTTCTTTAATAAGTGATGCAAGAATATGTGTTTTTAATCCTCTTTCATAAATTACCTCTTTGACATAGATAATCTTTCTTGCTTTGTCAATGGCTACTTCTGCTAAAGCATCAGGATCTATTGAAAATCCAAAGTCCATACCAAATGATGTCTGTAATTGATTCGGATTAAATTCGCCAAACTTCCAATTAGTAAACACAACACCTTCAGCCTTATCTAACCATCCTCCTAATATTGTATGCTGAAATTTTTTAGGATTAGTTTCTTTTAAGTTTTCAATTTGATAAATAAACGAATCAGAAAGATATTTTTGATTGTCTTTATAAGTTGTATGAATATAAGTGATATCCTTTTTTATTAATGAAGATCCAGCATCAACTCCTTTATTCTCAAAGAATCTCTTGTAAATAAAATGCTCTTTGGTTACAGGATTTAAAATTAGAATTACTCTATTTTGTTTTGAGTTATGTCTAACAGATAAATCTATCTTATCAAATACATCTTCATCAACTAATTCTTCTGCTTCATCAAGAACAAATGTAGTAACACCAGCCAATGACTTTAAGTTGGCAGTTTGAGTTCCACTACTTGTTTTTATACCCTTAAATATTATCCTTGAATTAGTTTGAGTATTTATAATTTCATCTTTGGTAATATAAAAATGTTCTTGCAATCCTGCAGTTTCTATCTTATCTGTAAACTCTGGAATGATTGACACATGAGCCGATGTAAGTGTGTACCTTGTAAATAGTATTACATGACCTACTTCGTATGTTAGGAGCAAAAGGAATGAGTTTAAAGCATAAGATTTACCTGAACCACGACCACCAGTTATTACATAGTATCTTGAATCAGAATAAAATAACGGCTTATATTTATCATTTAATTTTATCACTCAAATTTGACAATGTCTTTGATGTCGAAATCGTTAATCGTGTGCGTATTGTTTTGATCTATTACTTGCTTTGGCATACCATACCTATATTGCAACCATGTCTTGATGGCATTAGTATCACCTTCATCAACTCTTTCAGCCAACTTAATCCATATTGCTTCAGGCACCTTAACTAAATCCATAGTTTCGATTAAAGTAATTACTTCATCTTTTTTTAATCTACCTGAATTTGGTCTTGCTCCTCCTCTTTGTTTTTTTATCTCATCCATAATGAAAAAAATTGAAATCCAAACTATACTTTAGTTTCATGCTCCATGTACACTTTGCGTAATTTACCTATTGTATCTCGCCAGCATGAATCACAACTTGTTTGTTGCAATCGTACATTAAAAACATGTAGATAGATCTCTGACAATTCAGCCTGTATCATAGGAGTAATTGTTTCGTGATTGGCTGCAAAGAATGTAGTTAAATAATCGTAATCCTCAATTGATAAACATTCTGGATTGTTGTATGGAAATAGTTTGTTTAGAACTTCCTTTCTTTTATCGCATCCACAATCAAATCCTATTGCTTCTGATAATTTCTCTACACCTGCCTTGATGCCTGTTGCTTCTGTGAACTTCTCTATTGAATCTCCAAGTCCTTTTGATTTTCTTTTGCCCATTGTTTTAGTTTGTTTTTACAATTTCTAATTGTGTTATAAATTGATGTAAATGATATGCCTGATTCTCTAGACATTTTACGCATTGATATTCCTTTTTTTAAATATACTGAAAATAGCATCTGATCGTAATAATCCCATGTTGCGATGTAATCGAAATAAGGCTTTGTTGATTCTATAATTAAATCCTCTGATTCATATTCTGAAATTAGATATTCAATCTCTTTTGTAAATTCGACCTTTACAATTTTTACTCTTGATAAATCAGCAGTTAAACTTCTTAATGTATAATAGAAATAAGCCTCATTAATTTCTTTATTCTTTTCTAAAATCTTAATGTATGCTTCTTGGACTATGTCCTCTGCATAGGTCAACTCGCCAAACTTTCGTACAATGTTAATCCAGTGCCGATGTCGCTTGACAAGATGATCTATTGCATTCACTTTATATTTTTTAGAACTAGGATTTTTGTAATTCGTAATTTATGTACCATAATGCTTTTTCCAAATCTTGCTTTTTATTTCCCTTCTTGTCTGCTCTTAAAATATACTTTATTGAATTCCCAAGATTAAAATTTAAATCAAAAGAATCAATAATATCAATCACTTCAATTCCATTGCTTTGGTAATGCTCTGGATGATTTATTAAATTATTACTCATGCGCAAAGTTTACATAATTATTTTTGTAATTCCAAATAATCCTTAATTTTTTTTGTTTGTCTATAAGCTGGATATGAAGAACCATTCTGCATTAATATTCTATCCTTATTTACTTGTAGACTAAAATTTAAATCTAAATAGGTAGCGCAATCAATTTGTATTTGTCTTGTTGGATATTCTAACATTTTATCAATCCATTTAATTGCATTCCTATGATTTTCTTTCAAATCTCATCTGCTTTAAATTTTCTTATAAGTTCCTCGCAATCTTCCAACCTTCTAACAATCGTGTAATAATACCCATGCGCTAATGCAATTTGTTGGAATGCTTTTTGGTTTGGTTGTTGGCTTCCTTTTTCAATCTTGACCTCAACAAATAATCCTTTCCAATTCTTGTTTGAGATCATCCAAAACATATCAGC